GGGCGAACGCAACATCGACTTTCCCACCTTGCGCCGCATGGCTGACCCTGCACAGGGCGGCTTGGACCTCATCCGGCTTGCTGTCGAGACCTGCAAAGACAAGATGGCCGGTCAGAAGTGGCAGATCATGGGGCGGCATGGCAAAGACGGCGGCGACAAGGCAAAGCGCGTCATGGACCTGCTGGCCGAGCCTGACGGCGTGAACGACTTCCTGTCATGGCAACGGCTGATCTTTGAGGACCATTACGTCATCGACCAGCCCGCCATCTATCTGCGTCCGACAACCAAGGGCATCTTCCTGCCTGAGATCGTTGACGGTGGCACCCTCAAGCGCATCGTCTCTGACCGTGGGCGCGTCCCCTTGCCACCGCTGCCAGCCTACGGGCAAGCCCTCAAGGGCATGGCGGCTGTCGAGTACACCGTTGACGAGATGATCGTCCGGGCCTACAACCTTCGCCCGAATCGCATCTATGGCATGAGCCCGGTTGAGCAGGTCATCAACATCGTCAACCTGTCTCTTCGCCGGCTGCTCCACCAGACGGAGTTCTACACCGACGGCACGATCCCCGATGCGCTCCTCGAAGCGCCTCCGGGCATGAACCCTGACCAGGTGATTGACTTCCAGGCCTCGTGGGACATCGTCATGACCGGCCAGACGGCTACACGTCGTCATGGGCGCTGGGTTCCGAGTGGCACCAAGTACCAGGCCACCAAAGAGCCGAGCTTGAATGACCCGATTGACGAGTGGCTGGCGCGCATCATCTGCTGGTGCTTCTCAATCAGCCCACAGGCGCTCGTCAAGGCAGTCAACCGGGCCACGGCTAAGACCGCCAAGGAGACGGCGCAAGAGGAAGGCATCGAGCCGCGCAAACTGTGGTTCAAGAGCCTCATGGACTCCATTCTTCGCCGCTGCTACGGCATAGGCGATCTGCAGTTCGCCTGGCAGGACGAGGAAATTACTGACCCGCTCATCAAAGCGCAGGTCTATCAGATCGCACTCGGGGGCGGCGGCTCCAAGCCGTGGATGACACCCGATGAGGTGAGAGGCAAGGGCTACGGGTTTGACCCGTTCACGGATGAGCAAAAAGACGAGCTCTCCCCGCCTCCACCTGTAGCACCGACGTTGCCGGGAGCAAACCAACCCGGCGGCAAACCGGGGGAGCCTGTCGAGTCGGCCTCCCAAGTTCCCCCGGCAAAGAAACCCGGCAAGCAACCTCCCGCGGCCAAAGCTGGCGCGGTTCAAAAAAAAAAGCGTTCGAATACCCTGACGCCCATCGACCGTGAGCGCCCAGCCGTAGTCAAGGCCCGCAAGGCGCTCACCGGCATCATGCGGAAGACGTTCGCCGCACAGAAGAAAGCGGCCGTCAAGGTTGCGAGTGATCTGCTGGGCAAGGTTGCCAAGGCCACCAACAGCGATCCGTTCAAGAACATCATCAATCTCGCCGCGCTGTCGAAGCTCGAAGGCGACATCGATGATGTGCTTGAGGCCATGGCGCTCGACGGCGCCAGCGAAGGCCTGGACCAAGTCGCTCACCTGATGAGCGCCCCAACCGGCGAAGAGTTCAGCACCATGCTGGACGCCATGCTTAACCAGGCCAACGAGAAGGCCATCGCGTGGGCAAAGGATCACGCCGCCGATCTGGTGACACAGATCAACGAGACTACCCGCGCCGGCCTGAATGAGTTGGTGGAGACTGCGCTCAAGACGGGCGTCACCAGCGACGAACTGGCCGAGGCGATTCAGGACTACACCGGATTCAGTGACTACCGGGTGGACATGATTGCCCGCACCGAGGTCAACATTGCTGACCGGGCGGGCAACATCGCGGGCTGGACGGAAAGCGGAGTCGTGAAGGGGAGGCGATGGATTGCGGACGCGAACTGCTGCCCAGAGTGCGATGCCCTCAACGGAACTGTAGTGGGGCTCGATGAGTGCTTTGACGGTGAGGACTTCCCCGGCGAGGGCATACACCCGAATGATCGGTGCACGGAAACCGCTGAAGTCATGACCCAAGAGGAGATCGACGCCGCCACGGAAGGCGACCAATAACCGGGCCACATCAGCCCAAGCGGAGGTACTATGGCGATTGCAACGACCAACATGCTCGGCCCGGCGGCGGGCTGCATTCAAATCAACGGCACCGATTACAAGCCGACGAACGGCGTCTATGTCATCCCGACCGCGCTTGTCGGCCTGGCAGAGCAAAGCGGGCTGGAAATCGTCAACGTCAAGAGCGCGGCTGGCGCACCAACCGTCGCCAACATTCCCGCCGGGGTTGCCGAGATCTGGAAGAACGCCAGCGACGGCACGGTTAAGCTCTACTACAACGACGGCGGGACACTGAAGAGCGTCACACTGTCCTAACCGAAAGGTGGGCCAAGGCAATGAGGATTTACAGGGATGGCTCCTGTCCGCTGCACATGTGTACGGGCACGGGTCACACGACATGCAACAAGGTGGCAGACTGGATTGCCTCACTCACCGGTGCGGTCAACGGGCTGCTTGCCGATCCGACTGCAACCATTCCCCAGGCTACGCGGGCGAGTATCGGCGAAATTCTCAATTCGGACCCTGGCACCAGCAATCCTTGAGCCTTTTCGGCTCATATAATCACCACACGCGAGTCTCCTGAATGCTGATTTTTCTTACCCCGCTGAATCTGGCGGGGTTTTCCTTGCCCTTTTCCGCTCTATACTGTGTCTGTTTAACCACAAGTTGTGACAAAAAGAGGACACATGGCGAAGGCTCGGATGATCGGCCAGATCACCAAGGTTGAGGATATGGGCGACGGAACCCGCATGGTTTCCGGCATCGCCAGCACTCCGACGAAAGACTCTGACGGGGAATCCTTCACTGGCGACTGCCTGCGCGGGGCCATCCCCGATTACATGGCGAAGCGGCGGGCTGTGCGCGAGATGCACGACGTTACGAAGGCCGCCGGGGTCACCACTGAGATGTACGTGGACGATGATGACGTCACGCACATCACCGCGCATGTCGTTGACCCGGTCACGGTCCTCAAGGTCGATACCGGCGTTCTGAAGATGTTCTCGATTCAGGGCAATGTCCCACCGGGCGGGCGTGACGCCAACGACCGGAAGATCATTCACAAGTTGAAGTTGCGGGAGGTTTCGCTCGTAGACATCGGGGCGAATCCTGACTGCGATGTGACAGAGGTTGTCAAGCTGGACGGCGACGAAGGAGACGACGTGGAAGTTGAAACGGAAGTGACTACCGCCGCGGCTGATGCCCCGGTTGAAGCGGCCACCGATACGGCGGTCAAGGTTGAAACGCCCACGGGCGACACGGTGAAAAAGGGCCTGTACGGCGTCTCCCGGTTTGCCGAGTTACTGGCCTCTCTGGGTTATCAGGCTCAGGACGCGAGCTACGAAGCGCAGTACGAAGGCGACAACTCGCCGCTTCCGGCTCAGATGCGCGCCTGGCTGGCATCGGGTGCGGAAATCCTCAAGGCCATGACCGAAGAGGAGACGAACGAACTGCTGGCATCGCTGGCGCCGCCCGATCCTGCCCCGGTTGTCGAAGTCGTTGCCCTGGCCGACTCAGCCAAGGGCGATGACCCGGTCGAAAAGAAGGGCGCGAAGTTCAGCGCGGCGACGAAGGGCAAGCTGGCCGAGGCCCATGACCACATCCAGAAAGCGGCTGACTGCATGAAGGCCAGCGGCTATGACGATTCCGCCAAGGCCGAGACGGCCGTCGAGGGTGAGGACACGGTCGCCAAGGTTGCCGGGTTGACTGACGAGGTCTCGAAGCTCAGCACCGAGCGGGACACCCTGAAGGATCAAGTCACCAAGCTCCAAGGCGAGGCCAAGCAACACGAGGCCGCGCTTGACGAGATCGTGAAGGGCATGAAGGCGAAGGGCTTTCTCAGGGTTGTCGAGAAAGGCAATGACGACAGTGTAAGCAAGTCAGACGCGGGTGTGGAGGCCGAACCCAGTGACCCGCTGGACGCAATCAGGAAGATTCACAAGTCCGGCGGCGTAACCATCCAACCCCGCGCCTAAAAGCGACGGAAACCAGCCGAGGAGGCTACGAAACATGAGCATGCAAGAAACGCTGGACCTCGTAAAAAAGGCCCTCAGTTCGCCGGCAGACGACACCATTCAGAAGGCCATCACGGTAGCCACCGGGCTCACGGCGTATGACCTTCAGGCACCCGCCAAGAACCTTTACCCCGTGGCAACGCCTATCCGCAACGCCCTGCCCCGCATCGGCGGCGGAACCGGCCCGGCGACCAACTGGAAGGTTGTTTCCGCTCTCCTGGGTTCCGGCTTCAGCGGCATGGGATGGGTTCCCGAGGGTCAGCGCTCTGCCAACATGAGCTACACCACGTCGGCCAAGGCCGCAAGCTACGTGACGCTGGGTGAGGAAGACTACGTCACCCGCGAAGCGATGAACGCCGGAAAGGGCTTTGAGGACGTGAAAGCCCGCATGGTGCTTCGTCTGCTTCAGGGCATGATGCTGAAGGAAGAGAACGCGCTGCTGTTCGGCAATGCGTCCGTCAACCTCGGAACCTGCCCGACTGCCACACTGAGCGCTTCCGGTTCCGGCGCCACTCTGCCCGCTCTGACCTATTCGGTCATCTGCGTTCCCCTGACCTACGAGGGCATTCAGCAGCAGTCGATTGCGGCTGGCCTTGTCCAGACCAAGACCATCACCGGCATGGACGGGTTGACCTTCACGCTGAACGGCGGCGTCGGTCAGGCTTCCGTGAGTGGCACCCAGGCCATCACCCTCGGTCAGACTCTCACCGCATCGGTTGCCCCGGTTCGCGGCGCGGCTGGCTATGCGTGGTTCGTGGGCGCGGTGGGCGCGGAGCGGTTGCAGACCATCACCAACGTGGCAACCGTGACCTTCTCGGCCCCTCTGAACGCCACCAACCAACTCGCCTCGGCTCTGACCGCTGCTGACTACAGCGCGAACCCTAACCTGGCCTTTGACGGTTTGGCGTCGGCCGCTTTGAACTCGACCTCGGGCGCGATCTGGCAGCCTCTCACCAACGGCGCTCTGCTCACCACTGGCGGGCGCGGCAACGTGAACGAGATCGACAACCTGCTCCTGGCCATGTTCAACGCGGCTCAGGTCAGCCCCTCGGTGCTCTATGTCAACGCCCAGCAGGCGAAGGACATCGCATCCCGCGTGCTGAACGGCTCGTCTGCTCCGCTGCTCCGCTACACCAACGACGACCAGGGCTTTGCCATCG